TGCAAGACGAGTTGGAACCAATATTACATTCTATTCCAGATGAACTATTAGATGCAGATGAACTATTAGATGGACCTGAAGCAGAATATGATATTGGAGAAATACCAATACCAGAAATATCTGAGGTTGGGTTAGATGAAATGATGGCTGAAGCTTCTGCAATCGCCGACTCAGAATTTGGAGATGAAGTTGCACAAGATGAACACTTGAACAATCCTAGTTTAATTGCTAGGGAACAAGAAGTCGGGTTTGATGCAAATGGTTCTCCAACAACAGAAGACGGACTTAGTATTTCAGAATCTATAGGTCATGCACCACAATCTGAGGTTACAAGCACTATATTTAAAGATACACATGCCTGGGCCGACAATGAAGATAAGGAAAGAAAGTCGTTTCAAGAATGGACAGAAGAACAAACAGAACTTGAACTAGAAGTTCCAGAAGATGCCAAAGGCACAGAAGAGTTTTTAAAAGAAGTTGAACAAGTAGAAAGGAGTTCAGAAAGAACAGAACTCGCAGATGGTGTTTATATAGAAGAGAGAGAAGTATCAGAACCTGCACAAAACTTTGGAGCACCAACTTCTAAACCAATTATTAGTGCTAGTCAATTGCCAGGAGATATAAAAACTTATGCTGAAACGGAAGACTATCCAGGCGAGACAAAAGAACCAGAAGAAGAATATGACGAAGTCACTATACCTTCCGAATCTGAGTTAAAGTCAATGACAAAGAAAACGATAAACGCCCAAGCAGAACTAGTGAACTTTGATGTTCCTACATCATTGACTAAAACAAAAATGATTGAGAGTTTCTTACAACAAACAGAAGAGTTTATCGCAGGTCTTCAAGAGAGTGGTGATTTTGTAAGTGCCACAATGGATGGTGATGAAGACGGTGACGATGACGATACCAATAATAATCAAGACGGCGGTTACTTCTAAAGTAACCATATCAGAACTTCATTCAGATAACTTAAGTCCGATATACGGATGGATCCTAGATAAGGATTATTATCGTGTTGACTTGAGTCCAGAATTATCTACAATTCTAGGTACAAGATACTTAGAAGACCAACCATACAAAACAATTAAAATTTATACAACTAGAGTATCAAATGATATAGGCCTAAGAGTTAGACCCTTTGGTTTTATATTATCATTAGCACCAATGCCATTAGAGTTAGAAGGACTAAGAAGTTATTCTTCTGATATCTGGTGGAGAAAGATAAATCAAAATCCCAAATCAACAGAGTTTAATCATGACGAAGATGCACAATGGTTTATGGTACCAACAGACGACTTCGAAATTGGAGAATATGATGCTACTGTGGTACTAGATAATGACGATATTCCAAGACACCTGGTGTGCAATGTCTCATAATATTCCAGTTATCGCAGTTGACCAATATGATTTCTTAGAACATCGTAGAGAACAAGAGAAGAAACATTGGGCAAAGAAGAATCTATTAAACCCTTTAGACTCAATTCTTACTGTTGAGATTAACACCACCGAATTGTGTAATAGAACTTGTGTCTTTTGTCCGAGACACGACCCTAAAGTTTATCCTAATAGAAACTTACATATGACACCTAAGGGTGCGAGAACAATAGCAGAAGAGTTAGCTAACAATGCTTATATCGGTAAGATATCGTTTAGTGGTTTTGGAGAGAACTAACTCAACCCACAATTCGTTTCCATAATAAAAGAGTTTAGATTTAGTTGTCCACAAGCAACAATAGAGTGTAATACAAATGGTGATAAACTAGATGAGAATTATATACACGCATTGTATAGAGCAGGACTAGACTTACTATACATCAATCTCTATGACGGCATAGAACAAATGGAACACTTTGAAAGTATGTTGACGAACATACGAGAGACCCAATACAAGTTTCGTATGCATTGGGGTGACTTCGAGAAACATGGTTTGATATTAAACAATCGTAGTGGTGTTATGGATTGGATAGGCATAGAAGACTCAGACATAGAATCACTTAAAGGTAAACCATGTCACTATCCTTTTTACAAAATGTTTGTAGATTGGAATGGTGATGTATTGTTTTGTTCTAACGATTGGGGTAAAGAACATGTCGTGGGCAATCTTATGCAATCTACATTGCACGAGGTCTGGTTTAGTAAACCTATGAATAAGATTAGAAAGAGATTGATGAAAGGTGATAGAAGTCATTCGCCATGCAACAAGTGTAGTGTAGATGGTTCACTATTTGGCAAACCATCGTTTGATTTGATTAAAGATTATTATGATAAATAAGAATCATCATAGTCATTATAACGAGTTCCTTTCTCCCCTAGAATGTGAACGATTATCAGCACTTGTTCTAATCGAAGAACCTAGAGTCATGGCAATCGATAATCCATATGGAACAACCTACGAAGGACTCACTGCTCAACATCAAGTCTATAATTGGTTATCCCATCCGGCACTCCAAGTTTTGGATATACCACAGCGCCTATTCGATTTACCCGAATTCGAAAACACCACACACATTGCGATTCAATGTTGGATGAATGTCCTCAGACAAGAAGAAAAAATACCAATGCACTCACACGGAGAAGAACAAACTCCTTTCTATGCAATCAACATATTTCTCTCAGGCAACCCGACCACTGGAACACGATACGAAGATATCGGTTATACTCCAAATGAAATCGGAGAAATTCATATATGTTCAAACAACATAGACCACGCAGTTCCTTCTCAGTTATTCCGAGAACCACGAATCAGTATGGCGATGGATGTGTTTATTGATGAAGAAAGTATAGAAGAGTTCAAAGAAGAACTAGATAATAGTGAGAATCGTATTATAGAATACTACAAATACACCTATGAATTACCAAAGAATAGATAATTTTTTACCATCAAGCTTGTTTGATAATCTACAATCGTTATTGATGAATGGAGATGAGAATCAAATTATGCCTTGGTTCTATAGAGCAGCCATGTCAGACTATGAAGATACAGAAGGATTTCTTTTTGGTAATGATATATTTAATAGAGGTGTAATACCAGATATAAAATTATTTGAAGAGATAGGTGTACCAATCATAAGTCGATTGCCTATGAGTCATCTTATTCGTATGAAAATAAATTGTCACCCTAGACAAACACTTAGAGATGCAGAGAATTATCCTGCATGTAGATTTCATATAGATACGAAGACTGCAAACCATACAGTAGCCATTTATAGTTTAAACACCTGTAATGGTTATACAGAGTTTGAAGACGAAACAAAATTAGAATCTATTGAGAATTCGATGGTGATATTTAATGGTAATATTAAACATCGTAGTTTGGGTCAAACCGATGAAAACATTAGAGTGAATATTAATATAAATTTTATTGAATAATATGGAAGCACAAATAATATCAGGCGTAGATAATAGTTTAGTCTATGTTCATGTTGCTTATGTAATAGCACTGGTCTATTTCGTTTTTAGAAACGGAGAGAAGAAGGGTGCAAAGCAAATAGTTGAAATGCTAGTGGAAGAGAAGGTTGTAAAACAAGTTGATATCAATCGGTTCTTAAATAAGAACAAGAAAAAATAATTATGAAAGTAGCGATAACAGGAACTAGTGGTCTCGCAAAAGTCATTAAACAGACATTAGAAGGAACTGCGATTGATGGTTCTTGGATAGAAGTCGTAACACCTAGAATCGAAGACATCATAAACGCTGACACTAAATGGTATGGGTTTAGTCAAGTAGATGTTTTGATTAACTTTGCACATAAGGGGTTTGACCAAACTAAGATTCTAGAGATAACTCATCGTGCATGGAAAGATGATGATAGTAAATTCATTATTAACTTCTCATCTCGTGCATCTCAACCAAACATATCTAAAGGACATCTCTACGCATCTCAGAAGGCATCTCTAAATCATTTGAGTAACAACCTAACATACAACTCAGATAAGAAATATAAACTCACCACAATCAATCTAGGTCTGTTGAATCATGATGAATTGCCGAGTCTTAGTTGGAATGATGTTAGTGGATTAATTTTTAGATTGATTACAAATTATCCTACTATAGAGATACCCGAAATTACAGTTCAGTCATTTGCAAACTATCAAGAAGTCCAAAGTGAAAAAGCAAAAGTATAAAAAAGTTTTAACCCTTCAAGGCATAAAGAATGTGCCTCCAAAAATAGGTGATAAGATAGTTCATTACGAACCATATTTTGATAGAGAATCAAAAGGTAAAGTCGTAGAAATATTATCGGCCCAATTTATATACGAAACAAAAGATGGCCAGACAAGACATTGTTTATTTAAAGAAGATTGGAACCTAACACACTAAATATATCGGTGGAAAAGGAAGAGTATCAACACCCCTATCAAATCGACCATACATACAACGAGTCTTTGTTACCACAAGCCGAACAGAAAAATAAAGGTTGGTATTATGATGACATATCAAAACAATTCTATCGCTGGGATAACTTCCCTAAATTAACTAAATAGTCCTATGGCAGATATAGATTACAACGATTTTGGTTTTACAGCTATGGATGCAGAAGAACTCGCATCTGTAGATACAAAGATTGTAGAAAAAACAACAACCGCAACAGAAGTTATTCATAAACTTGATAACTTCATCAGACCTCTTTTAGAAAATCTTGCTAAAGATTCAGACAAAGATTATATCTACTGGCCAAACAGATTAGATATTCTCACCAAGAAACTAAAAGAATTAGACGACCTACAAAAGAATATATAAAACCACTTGATTCCAGGTATAACTTTTTGATACAATAGCTATCAAATATAATATACAAGGAGTATAAAAGTGCGAACAGTCAGACAATATGAATATTATGGAGATGCCCCAGCTGTCATGAAGATAGTTAAAATGGGTAGAGACCTAATAACTTTATGTGAGAAGAATGAACTATATCCGAAAGATGATTTGATGTGGAACGCTGCTGTTACAGCAGGTAACAAGATGGTCACCGCAGGAACAGCAGGTTATGCATGTCGATTTAAAGATATTAATAGTTTTACAGACTTAGAACGCAAAGCAGTTCTAGGTTATCTTGAACAAAAGGGTTGACAATAGGCCACATTTTTTAGTACCATGGAGACATGATGAGAATAATACTAAAAGGAGACAAATCATGAAAGACTTGAATGTTCTAGTCGGCAATCTTTGTGAAGACCTCACAAACGAAATTTGCATGGCATACAAACACTGCAAAGATAACGGTGCTCATTACGCACCCAAATACGGCAAAAAATACATCAAAATAATCTCATACGACAACGCTGATAAAAGCGGTGCTTCAGTATGGGGTTTCATTAACATTAACGAATTCAGAAAAGGACTTGCAGGAATAACTTTCTTAGAAGGTGATGTTCTCAAGGCCAGTGGATGGAGGGCACCCGCTTTAAACAGACCAAGAGGAAATCTCTTTGATGGTTTCTATGTTGACAGAAGAAAAATATTTGGTCCTGGCTATATCTCAGGATATTCAGCAGGTGGTGCTAGAAATGGGAGGTTCGTGTGAGTGGCGAACTATGGAGTTCAGAGATACACTATCAAGTCTTATCAGAGGCGAGTGATGGTAGACTCTCACCAGAAGAAGTTAAAAACTTAGAAACATATGGCGTTAAACATCCAAATGAGTTAAGGCCTGAGGAAGATGACCTACGAGACGGTGAATGTGTTTGTGGGGAGTTAAATTGTGAAGATGAATATGTCCATTGGACATCAGGATGGTAATATGAAGATAAATGAATTTCACCACTTAATAGACGATATGGAAATCTTTTTCGAAGAATTAGATTACTTAAGAGAAAGTGCCACAATGAATATGTTTGGTGCTCCTCGTTGGTTACAAGAGAACTACGACTTAAGCAAAGAAGAAGCTAAACATGTGTTTATTCGTTGGACAAAATCTATAGAGGCATAACATGAAAGAACAATTTGAAGGTGGAGTATTACTCCAAACAACAAAAGACCTTATAGAAATTTGTAATAAGGTTTATCCGCAACTGAATATTGGTAAGTTTTCTGAGGAAGAAAATAAAGCCCTTATGGAAAACATCGATTTGATTTCACAAATAACACAAAAGAATATTAATCTTATGTATCCTAATCGGAAAGAAAGACTTAGAAAAATGACACCAATATTTTACGAGGCATAACATGAACAAAACATTTAGAGCCTTCCTTATGGGAATGGCATTTGGTTTCTTTTTAGGAGTCCTTTTATTATTACCTGCAAAGGTATTTGCATCTGATGAGAATGGCGATGCATTTTGTCTTGCACAAAACATTTACTTCGAGGCAGGCAATCAACCACTCGCAGGAAAGATTGCAGTATCACAAGTAGTTCTTAATAGATTAGAACATAATTCATATCCACATACAGTTTGTGGTGTTGTATATGATGCAAAGTATTATGAGAATTGGAGAGGCAATATGTTGCCTAGAAGAAATCAATGTCAGTTCAGTTGGTTCTGTGATGGTAAATCAGATGCACCTTTAGACACTAAGACTTGGATGGAATCATTGAATGTAGCATTAGATGTTATTGGCGGTTCTTATGGAGACATAACCGAAGGCGCTACTCATTATCATTCTGTAGCAGTGAATCCATATTGGGCAGAATCATTAAATGAGACTGTAGTTATTAATGACCATGTATTTTACAAATGAGTTATTTAAGCACATATTGGTATTACATTGGACTATATTATATAGATGAGATAATAAAATGAAATATCTTAAAGAGATTACAGACTGGAAAGAAATAGAATTTAAAGTTCCTAATCATACCTACATGGTTAATGATGAAGGACACTTAGCAGGATACATTAAAACTGGAACTAAGAAAGAAATAATTTTCTCAAAACCCCTTAAAAACTTTTCGAAATCAAGAAGAAGATTCGTTACTCTTAACAGGTAAATGAAATGAAAACAAAGATTAAAACAATACACTCTCTATCTAAAAAAGAAAAGAAGTATAATAAAAAACTTTCTAATAAGATTATAAGAAGAGAAGTGGAACTAGGAATAGGGTATGACGAATGAAATTTGCTTCATGTAAAGATATCAATGGTAAAATTGAATACATCGCTGCTGATTCAGAAGATGAAATAGAAGTCTATTGTGAGAATGGTGTATTAGGTTCAGAGAAAGAATTATTACATTGGTATACTAATCCAACACCCATAATGGTATCACATCATTTTGTGTGGGTGGGTAAAGGAAAGAGACCTCCTCAGATGAAGATTAGTAGACCCTTTAATTATGTTACTAAGGAATCATATGTCAATAACTCATTTTAATCAAATAGTAGAAAGAGAATTAAATATGTCAAATGAATTTAGAGAATTTTTAATTGACTCCGTCTATATCGATAGTGGTGTTCAACATGTTTATAAGTTTCCAAATAACTTTGGTGCATCTGTAATTAAAACAGATTACAGTTATGGTGGTAAAAGGGGTCTTTGGGAACTTGCAGTTCTCGATGCTAACGATGATATAACTTATCATACACCTATAACACAAGATGTTATTGGTCACCTTGCATGGGATAGTGTTGAGAGATTTCTTTCAGAAATAAGAGATTTGGAATCACCATAAATAATACCATGAGATTATTAGTTGCAAACTACGGAGATGTCCAAATCTATTCAGATAGACCCTTTGGTTATAAAAGATATCATGTCGAATGGAAGGTTGATGGTAGTTCTGAACTGTATAGCAGTCTTTGGTTTTCTAAAGACAAAGTTATACAAATTGTAGAAGACCGTCTTTCAAGAGACAATTAATGCCAATTTATGTATTTTTTAATCCTCACACTGGTGTAGAGTGGGAAGAACTTATGTCTATTTCTAAAATGGAAAGCTTTTTAGAAACACACCAACATTGCGAATTAAGAGTTCAAGCGCCGAATATTATAAGCGGTCACGGTGACCGTGTTAAGATTGATGGTGGTATGAAAGATGTTCTAAACAAGATTGGCGATGCACACCCAGGCTCTGAACTTCATTCAAGACACGGTACGAAAGATATCAAACGAGAAAAATCAGTAAAGACTATCAAAAAACATGTAGACATACAGAGCAAAAAGTAGTACCATAGCTATATGACCAAATTAAAAACCAACCTATTAGAATTACACGAACTAGAAGATATACAATTAGATACTATATCAGAAGACGGTAAGAGATACTACACCGACTCAACCAAGACAATAAAATATCCTAGTGTCACAACAGTAACAGGTTTACATAGTCGAAAACATATCAAGTTATGGAGAGAACGAGTAGGTGAAGAAGAAGCAAATAAAATCACCAAACAAGCCACAACAAGAGGCACCATCTTTCACAAAAATATTGAAGACTATCTCAGAAAAGAAAAAGAGTTCATAGAGTTTCAAAATGTTTTACAAGAAGGAATGTTTAAGGCTGTTAAACCAGTTCTTGATGAAATCATTCCGATATCTATAGAAGCTCCATTATTCTCTAATCACTTACGAATGGCTGGTCGTGTCGATTGTGTTGGTCTATTTGACAATAGACTTTCTATAATAGATTTCAAATCTTCTGCTAAACTAAAAGAAGACTACATGGCGAAACAGTGGTATATTCAAATGACTGCGTATGCAATCATGGTAGAAGAACTTACAGGTAAACCTATAGAAGATATTGTTGCTATAGTTGGTATAGAAGGGATAAATACATTCCAAATCTTCATGTCTAATCCAAAAGACCATGTAGATGATTTGATGCAATTAAGAACACAATATAAAAATCTATATGGCATATGATAAATGTTTATAATAATGAGATATTAGCATTCTCAGTTGTTCATAATTTTGTATCTACGGAAGAGTGCGAAGAAATACTCGCATATTCATGGCAGAATTTAAACCCAGCTGATGTAATCAGTAAAGATGGTAAGGGACAGAAACACGAAGGAAGAACAGGTTCAAACACATGGTTAGAACATGATGCATCTCCTTTGATAGCAGATGTCGCAAAAAGAATTTCACAAATGGTTCGTATGCCTTTAGCAAATGCAGAACCCTTTCAAGTGGTCTATTATGAAGAAGGTCAATTATACGATTATCATCATGATAGTTTCCATGAAAGTGATGAATCATATAATAAAGACTATGTGAAAAGAGGTGGTCAACGAATAGTGACCGCATTAGGATATCTACGAGATGTTCCTCAAGGTGGCGAAACAGGATTTTGTCATCATGGACTCAGTGTTCATCCTAAAGCAGGAACAATTGTCGTATGGTATAATGTAAACAAAGAAACTAACGAAAGAAATGATATGTCTCAACATGCAGGATTGCCTGTGATTATTGGAGAGAAGTATGCATTTAATCTTTGGTTTCGTGAAGGAAAATTTATAAATGATTAGTAGAAAAGAATTTACAGAACAAGTTGAAAAGATACTTGTTAATAGTAGAACAGATGTCATGAGTGCGATACTCTTGGTGTGTGAAAAAAATGGAGTAGAACCCGAAGGTGCAAAACGATTGCTTTCAATTCCGTTGAAAGAGAAGCTGACTGCGGAAGCAGAAAGCCTTAGACTCATCAATAGAGAGAAATCAAGTCGTGGTTCATTAGAAGGTTTCATCTCAACAAAATAAAGGATAGATTATGAAAGAAGGTGATATAATATCAGTAGTCACAGTGAGTGGCGAATATGTTGGTAAGTATACAGACGGTGATGAACCTCATAATTGTATAAAACTAGAAGACCCTAGAATGATAGTTAAAGGGCCGGAAGGCAATATGGGCTTCGCTCAAGGTGTAGCAGTTACAGGCATTAAGAACCCAACTTGGATGTTAATAGAAAACTTTGTCTTTGTGGCAGAAACTAACCAATCAGTTCAAGACGCTTACAGAACAGCTGTATCAGGAATAGAAATAGCTAAGTAATGTCAAGTCGGGAAGGATTTGATAGTTATCAGTTATATCTCGGAGTTAAATTACATTTTAATTCTGAGTCGTATGACTTTGTAAAGTATAACGGTAAAGTCAAAGCAGACTTACCATCCTTCTTAAAACGCAATGACAGATTTCACTTTGGTAAACTCGCAAGATTATACAAGAGTGAACTACTAGATTTTTATGTTGCAAACTTATCGTTAAAGGATAAGTGGGTTGGAGATTTACTTGATAATGAATCTAAGAAAGTATACTTAGAATGGAAGAAAAGAAACCAACGACTTACATATCAGTTCGAACAAGATGTGACAAAACTATTAGAGAAGAAAAGTATTCAAGAGGTACTAACAGTCAATAAAGGGCAACACCCTTATCTCTTAAAACAGTTTCTAGGTAAGAAGATATCTTTAGAGACTATGTGTATTCTAGATGAGATAACAGAATACAGTAAGAAGTGGAACACACTGATTGCCGAAACATTGATATATCCAGAAACAATCAACAAAATTAATAAGTATAAAGCTTTTATATCCTTTAATAAGAATACTTACAAACAAAAACTAATACAACTATGCAAGACAAATTAGATATGTTATATCTTGTTGGTAATGGACCATCAAGAGAGAATGTAAATCTTAAATGGCTCACTGGTAGAAATGAGTGGTGGGGAATGAATATGATATATCGTGACTATACACCAGACATGTTATTCGTTCAAGATGTAGCGCCTCAGAACGCTATGATAGAAGAACAATACTATAAGTCTCACAAAACATGCGTAGGCGAATGGAATGAAATACCAATAGAGATGTGGGACATGATGAAAGAAGGTTTGCCTGGAAAAATTATTGAGACGAGACGACCAGACGATGATAGATTTGTAGTTCAAGGAGAGAACTATCATGGTGATGAACAGAGAAGTTATATGATTGGATATTCTTTTTCCTATGTCAACAACATAGTTATATATACAAATGAACTCCTCAAGAATACCTTTTGTGGAATATATGCATTAGGGTATGCTGTTCATCATGGGTATAATAACATATGTTTATTAGGATATGATTCATTACAGTTTGGAGACTTACAGAATGTGTATGGTAGTGATGATTTATATACCTATCAAGATACATATACAGAACAAAACAGTGGAGTTGGTAGACCTCAACAAGCACAATTTATTGCGCTTTTGGAACACATAAATAAGGAGTATCCAGATGTGGAGTTATTCTTTAAAAACCCCATTGACGGATTCGATAAAATCGAGTATAATGGTATTATATCTCGATTCAATATCGATGATAAATGGATTCTTGGCACATCGTGCTTTGAGTCCGAGTTATAATAAGATGCGATACAATGCAATACAAATACAAGGAGTAATACAATGCCAACATCTTTAGATAAGCTTAGACAGGCCATGGAGTCTGCCTCCCCAGCTCAAGGGGAGAAAAAAACCTACGATGACGATAAATACTGGAAACCAGAACTTGATAAATCAGGTAACGGTTACGCAGTAGTTCGTTTCTTACCAACACCTAGTGAAGAAGAGATGCCATGGGTATCTTACTTCGACCATGGTTTCCAAGGTCCAGGTGGATGGTATATTGAAAAGTCTTTGACTACCATTGGTAAGAAAGACCCTGTAAGTGACTACAACACTTCGTTGTGGAACACTGGAATAGAAGCAAACAGAGAACTAGCTCGCAAACAGAAGCGTAGACTTCACTATGTGAGCAACATCTATGTTGTTTCTGACCCTAAAAATCCTGGTAATGAAGGCCAAGTATTCATGTACCGTTACGGTAAAAAAATCTTTGAAATGCTAAAAGAGGCAATCTCTCCTGCATTTGAAGATGAGAGTGCTATCAATCCTTTCGACTTAAGAGAAGAAGGTGCGAACTTCAAAATCAAAATCAGAAAAGTAGATGGTTATTGGAATTATGACAAGTCAGAATTCGATGGCCAAGCACCACTTTTCGATGATGAAAATAGGCTCAATGACATATATACTTCATTGAATCCTTTATCAGAGATAATTACACCATCTCAGTTCAAGTCATATGAAGACTTGAAAACAAAACTCGATAGAGTTCTTGGACTATCAGGTGGTGTTGCTAACTCTACTGCTGAATCAGTTGCACAAGATATGGAAGAAGTGCCATGGTCAGGTGTGAATACTGAAACAGTAGCAGAAGAACCTGTAATCTCATCAGCGGAATCTACATCGGTAGGTGATTCAGATGAAGATAATGCGATGGATTACTTTAAAAAATTAGCTACAGAAAGCTAATTTTGTTTAGGGTGTAGTTGCTTATATCATGTGTCCTTTGAGTGCAACTACAAACTTCGGCCGTGGATATAGGGGGCATCGAAGTAGGGGAAAGATTATCAGTTTAAAATTAAGCGGGATAATCGGTGAAGAGCGGGTTGCTGTAAGCGTTGGGGCGACTTCACACCATTTAAGAAAATGATTTATGCCAAGTGTAAAGCCAAGAATACATCCAAAGTCGAAAAGAGTCGAGCCCTTCGACCAGCTTCTTCGTAGGTTCAAAAAGGCAGTTGAAAAAAAAGGCATAATTCAAGAATGTAGAGATAGACAACACTACACTAAACCAAATGTCTTAAAGAATCAAAAGAATCAAGCACTCAAAAGAAAGAAAAAGATTGAAGCAAAGAAAGCTGCTTATTTAAGATCCACAAGAAGGAGAATTCAAGATTGGGGCCCCATACTATGAAGTTAATAAAACTTAATAAGCGTGAACTAAAGGCTCGAAAAGAAACACCTTCACATGCATCTACTCAGGTGCATAAAGATAAAACGAAAGTTATTCCTCGAAAGAGAAAGTATAAGATTAATTAGCGCCGGCAGGTAATGTTGAATACCCTAAATGGTTATCACCAGCTGGTTCTTCCCTATATTCGGTGTTTTCAGTAGATGAGTTTGAAGTAACTGTTGTCGGCGCAAAGGTACCACCAGAACCAGAATCCCCAGCCTCAGAAGTT